GGCATGTAATGACATATCCGGACAGGGCGGGGCGGGGTCTTCCGTCAGAAAGGGGGAATAAACTCACCCTTTGCCAAAACTATATAACAGAATGTTAGACAAATAGCATTTTATTCACCGGAAAGGCGTGATACCGGCTAAGATGTATTTTTACGGATGGAAATTACCGGACGGTTGCCAGGTATTTGCAGGATAGTTTTTACTATGATCTGATAAAGCTTTTTGTTAAGTTTGTGGGATAAACTTAAAATCAAAATTATTATGAGAAAATTACTGATTTTCGCAGTGTTTTTTTTAGTTATCGCTTTCAATTCATTTTCACAAAAGATTATTTCCGATGGAAAAGAAGTGAAAGAACTCAAGGAAGTATCAGGTCAATATACCCAGGTCACGATTCAAGGCGCATTAAATAAATTAAACGTTGGTGTTGAAACCAATTTGGAGGGGTACTGGAGATTTTATGATGATACGACTAAAAATGAAATTAAATTCAATTCTCATGTTGAAGTTATGAATTTCATGTATCAGAATGGCTGGATATTTAAACAGTTCACACAGAATGATTCAGCACCAGTATCTAATTATATATTTGAGAAAAAAGAATAAACTGTATTTCATATCAATAAAAAACCCTGGTCATTAGCCAGGGTTTTTTATTGAATAGAACAATCTAATATCAGATCAGTTTGATAGTTGCAAACTCATTGGCCATTTTATGAAAGGCTTCTTCGATTTTAGAAACCTGATTTTCGGAAATGTATTGTTTGCCCGTCTTATATTGGCGCATCAGTGAGGCATTGATACCTGCTACCTGTGCAAACTTACTGACGTTGATGAAATTGTAATAATTGAACAGCGAAGATATATCATATTTATATTCAAACTCGACGCCATTCAATTCGGCTGGCACCTCTATTCCGCGTTCGGAATACGATGCAAGCATCTCCTTTACAGAGTTTTCGAAATCGGTTTTCGATTCAGCAACTGTATTGCCTTCGCCTATGATGGTATGATCTAAATCTGGTGTAAATACACCGAAGGTACCATCTTTCCCCTTCTCGATTAATGCTGTTGTTTTCATGTTTATCTTTTAATTTTATCTGGCAAACAGGGTTTTACAACCCTATTTGCTTTTTAAGTTTATTGTAAAGACCTGTTTTAACTTCGTGAGCATCGTGCCTTGGTATTTGTATTTCATAATCTTTATCCGGGTGTCCGTAAATGTCATGCTCTTTGCCATTTCTTCTTAAGTACCACCCCTTCTTCATTGCCTTGCGTTTTAATTCCGACCATTTCATATTCTATTTGGATTATTAGATTACAAATATATAACAAATACGCTATATATGCAAGCGTTTTTAAAAAGAATAACCCATATGTGGGTTATTTCATTCCGGTAATCTCCGGTTTGAATACGCGGAATTCCGCGTTTATTGTGGTTAGAACAAACGGGAATTCCCGTTTATTAAAAGCGAGAATTCTCGCTATATAGTCGGAATTCCGACTTTTCGGACGGAAGATCTTCCGCCCCAGGATTACACCACAATAAAAAACCCGGTCATTCGCCGGGTTTTTTTATTGGATACAATAATTTATCTGGATGAAAAATGAAATTTAACGTGATTTTAGTAGCTCTATCTGATTGCGAAGCTTTTGAATGTAATCTTTCATCGCCACCTCAATAGCTTCCTGTCTAATAGATTTCATTCCTGTAACATCCTTAAATTCATTTAATGCCTTATCAAAATCAATTATTACATCCGAATCGATTTTAAAACTTATTTGCTGTTTTTCTCCCATGTCAATTTATTTTTATGATGCAAACTTATAAATAATATTAAATACAAAAAAATAATACTAATAAAATATTTAGAAAGATTTGGAAATATAAAGAAATATGATTTTATTTGCATCATTAAATCTTTAATCAAATATTTATGAGTACGAAAAAGGTAGAAGTAAATGAAGAAACAACCATCGAAGTATTAGTAGATGGTGATTTCGGAATGCTGATTAGCAACGAACAGGCTGCGATTGGGTTTGGAATTGAGCCAGGTACCATACGCTGGAGAAAGAATGAGAGTGTTAATGAACTTCTTGAAAACAAGCACTGGGTATCACGCGAAGTGTCAACCGCAGGAGGTAAACAAAGTGCAAATTTCTGGACATTACGCGGTATCCTACGCCTTCAGGTTTATATTCAAACCCCAGAATCTTCAGAGTTTGGCGCATGGGCTGAAGGTATTATCTTCGATAGTACCGCAGTCAATCAGTCAGGACGTTCGGAACTACTTAAAAAAGAGGCTGGACTGAAAAGGAAAATCACAGCGAAACAAACCGAGGTGGACGAAATTCAGGCAGTGATTGATCTAAACGATTTGAAAGCCCAGATGACAGACGTAAAGACAAAACTGCGGAGTATGGACTCAACTTTCATCAGTGGGATTTTAAAAACATGGGACGAGGCGCTTAAAAAATAGTAGCCTGGATAAAACACCCCTCCTTCGTGTTACCGAAAAGGGGTGTTTTCCTCACGATTTCAGAAAAAAGTGAGGATGAAAATAAAGCAAAGGGTGTTGGCGAAAAGGGGTGTTTCCCTCACAATTTCAGAAAAAAGTGAGTAATGAAAGTTAGCGATAAAATAGAGATTAAAGATTTCGGGAAACAGTTGTTGAAATGGGGAATTGAAATCCCATGTGATAAGGTGTTCCCTATTTTGGGATTTAGCAGACTCGATAATTTTATAAGGTTTCTGAATAACCCGAAATATTACTCTGGTGTAGTTTTTTCAGCGTTTACCGAAAAACCTTTTAAAATATCGATCCGTTTATTTTTCGACCTGGTTAAACTTCGTTTGGGTTGGAATGATCAATGGGAAGAATTATTCACCGAAGCATGGACTGCTATTTATGAGAAGAAGATGCTCCAGTTTACTCCTTCAAGTTTTAAATCAAATTACCGCTTCAATGGGTATTACCTTAAGGTTGGCGGCAAGTTTTACCTGTATTCAATCAATACGATAGCCATTGCCAATGATAACAACTTATGCCCGTTCGATTTATATAAATATTGTGTCCAGAATTTTATAAGATATAACGATGGCATTAGAACATCAATCGATTATCATACGCACGAACCCTATCTTTCATTTGACTACAAAGAACACATCCGGCGTTACCAGGTAATGATTTTATTAAATCAGGTCAGCAAAGATTTTCCGATGGATGAACTTCAAAAAAAGCGGTTTGAAATTTACTGCAAAACAATGAAGAAAATGCTGATGACTCAATTTGAAGTTGATTCAAACAAACAGGAACGTGAGAAACGCCAGCGATTAATGATTGATAATCTATTATTTGGCTGCGCTGTTACGGATGAAGAACTTACTGAACTTAAAAGTCTATACAGACAGTCTGTTTTTTTATGCCATCCCGATGTTACCGGAATGGATGGGTCTATGTTTCGTACTATTACAGAGGCTTATAATAAAAAAGATGTAAGAAGAATGAGGACTTTACATAAAACGCTATCTAAGAGCAATTAAATAAAATAAAAACCCCCGGCAGTGCAACGAACACTAACCGGGGGCAAGTTTAAATTTTCAACTATAAAAATTTTAACACCACAAAAGTATGAAAAATTCAGAAGTAAAATGCAACATCGAAGTTGAAGGGGTTATCCTTACCAAAGAAGCAATCAGATATCTGAAGACATTGCAAGATAGAGATAATGAAGATATCATAAGCGCCCGCGAGATTATTGCCGATGTGGTTTGCTTTCTTGCTGGAGAGATGGATTATATCGAAGATTCCAAAAATGAAGAAATATCATCATTGATGAACAGCCTTAGCCATATCAGAGAGAACCTAAATAATTTAAGAAAGCCATAATCGTATTTTTCCCACAACAGAAGCGACCCGTCTCCCCAAAAGGCGGGTTTCTTTATGCCCTGTTTGTCCTTTAACATACTCTCCATCCCGCTTATCTTGCAATAAAAAAAGATAAGCTATGCTGCACATTTCACAATTACACAAGGTAGTAGAACTCGGCGAATTCTCAATCAAGTTCGTTGAGAAGAGCGGCGCCATTATCCATGGTCCGCGCTGTATCTGCACTTCGTTCCACGCTACGGGCCGGACAATGAACCTGAAGTTTTGCGACAGTGAAGAGATCCGCAAAGTGCGCCGGCTTTCGGTTATCGAATTCAATGGAGAGGAGGTTACGTTATGAGTGACAATTTTATAGAGATTGGCGGATTTACCTACCTCCCAGAAGCGAAGGCCATCATAGCGATGGAATCGAGCCGTGAAATGTTTTCAGAAGCAACAGACCTGAAGCCAGTATCGGTTGATGGCTATACAATTTCTCCCTGGGGATCAACCAACGATATGCCACAGCTCATTATTGAGAAAGCCAAAAAGAGCGAAATAGTACAATCGAATCTGTTGTTTAATATTCAATCTGGTTACGGACAGGGTATCAAACCCATGCGTAGGATTCTTGAGGGGAAGAAACTGTTAGGTTACGAGGAGATTTATGAAGGCGAAGTGGTTGATTTCTTTGCACAAAACGATATTAACGGTTTCTTCCTGGAACAACTCTCCGACATGCATTACTTCTACAATGTTTTTCCGGAGATCATCCTGAGTGGTGACAAACGCAAAATCGTTTCACTCCGAAGTAAGGAGGCAGCATTCTCCAGGTGGGGTGTAATGGATAATAAAAAAGGATGCATCACCAAGCACTACTATTCTGCAAAATGGAACGACGGAGCGAATAAAACAACGATTGCGGAGTCAGATGTTCTTAATAACTATAACCCATACCAGGATCTTGTATCAAGGATAAGTACCGGCAGTTACTCCCAGCTTCGTTTTATTGTGCCGGTCAACTTCCCGACACCAGGGAAAACCTATTATCAGGATCCTTACTGGTGGAGTATTTTTCTAAGCGGATGGTACGACTTCCTGATGATGATCCCCGAATTTAAGAAGGCGCTGCTAAAGAATCAGCTGGCATTAAAGTATATCATTTACCTGTCTGATAAGTATTTTACTGAAATATTTAAAGATGAAGGTATCGACACTTCCAATGCCGAAGCGATGAAAGCAAGAAAAGTCCTGGAGTATGGCCGCTTTCGTGACTTCCTTGCCGGAGAGAAGAATGCCGGGAAAGGAATTGTTGCCTTGAAAAAATTGATTGCTTCGGGTACCTCGTCCACTGAAGAAAAGTACATTGAGATCGTTCCGCTCAAAACAGAGATCGCCGGTGGTGAATACCTCGAAGATTCGGAAGAAGTGAGCAATATCATCAGCTACGCGATGGGGGTCCATCCTTCATTGATCGGATCAGTCCCAGGAAAGAATTCCGGGAGCCAATCAGGTACCGATAAACGGGAACTCTTCCAGATTAAACAAGCATTGATGAAACCATTCAGGGACCGGCTGTTGAAACCACTGGAACTGATTAAACTTTACAATAAATGGGATAAGGATATTGTTTTTGCAATTCCTGAACCTGTTTTCACAACACTCGATAAAAATAAAACCGGGCAGGAAACTGCTGTAAATAAATAGGCTATGGTAATCATCAATAGTATAGATGTTTTAAAACAGTATATCCCGACAATCGTTTCGGCTGAATTCACAAAGTACGAAAAGTACATTGCCGATGCTGAAGCCTGGTTAATAAAGGAAATAACCGGCCAACCGCTTTTCGATATTATCGACGATACAGATGCGAAACTCATGGATTATGCCAGGGCAATTGTGGCAAACAAAGCCTATGGAGATGGGATCCCGTTTTTTGACCTCGTAGAAAACGAATCAGGTTTTGCAGTGGTGAGTAATCCCAATCTTGCACCGGCATCACAGGCACGTGTTGCAGCGCTGCAATCTGCAACTTACCGGAAGCTGGATGAAGCGGTAGAGTCGTTACTTGAGTACCTGGAAGAAACGATCACCTATCACGATGCCTGGAAAGGAAGTCCCGCCTATACCCTGCTTTCAAATCTCTATCTCACAACAGTAAAAGAATTCCGGCGTTACGTTGTTTACCCTGGCAGCCGTCGTGAATTTATGTCGCTGAAGCCCGAAATGCTGAATGCCATTAACTTGAAGATAGCCCCGGTGATCAGTCAGGAATTATCTGATCAGGTAGTAGAGCAGCTGCGCGATGGGGATCTAACTGCAGATAATAAAACGATACTCGAGAACCTCCGGTTTGCATTCGCCAATTTCACGATGCATCAGGAAGAAACTGCACAGTCCTACCTCTCGCGGGTCCGCAGGTTGCTTTATGCTTCACCCGATAAATATCCTTTGTTCCGCGACAGTGAAATCTATACGAACTGGACTGCCGCACAAAAGATCCCGGTCGTCAATAATGCTGATTCACCTTTATTCTTCGCAGGATTATGAGAGAAATACATTTACATGCCCCGTCCGGATGGCACGATATCACACCGGAGCAACTCCTGTTTGTGGCCCTGTTATTCGAAGAACAACTATCAGAAGCTGAATTTCTGACCAGATGTATGATCACCTTCACTGGTATTGAACCTGTAAAACATGGTTTAGAAACTGGTGATGGTGAATTGCTTTTTGAATTTCTGGATCCTGCCGGCGAAGTCTTTTCATTGTCAGCTGAAGAGATGAAAAGCCTGCTGGATGAATTGCGCTGGCTGATCGATAGTGTTGGTCTCTGTCGCCTGCCGGAAAAACTCGGAGGACTATCGCCAGTTGATTCCAGGTTGTTTGGTGTCACACTCGAAGAATACCTGTTGGCTGATCAGCTTTATGCCAACTATTCAGCGAGTAAAAAAGTGGATGATCTGAATCAATTGATAGCCGTATTCTACCGGAAGCCTGGTGAAAAATGGAATGAACGCAAATACAAAATGTATGTCAATATCCTGCGCTCGGTTCCCAAACACGCGAAAACAGCCGTTTATATCTGGTTTTCCGGATTAAAGAAATGGATTATCGATAAATACCCCTATATGTTTGGTGATGGTACCACCGGCGAAACTTCGGCGCCATCACCAGACGAGCATATCCTTCGGTTATTCACCTCGCTGAACAATGGCGATGTAACCCGAAATAAAGAGATCCTCCACACGCATGTGCATGAGGTATTCTACGAACTGAATCAGAAACTTGAAAATCAGCAAAGCCATGTTTGACGCACTTGAATACGCTAAAAGCCGAGCCGCACAATTGCCAGAAATAAAGGCAATATACGCCTGTTCCGGACTGGCAGAAATGGAAGGGATGTTGCAAAATCTTAGGAGTCCTGTAACTCCGGTATTGGTTGTGGAAGATAGCGCCGATGGTTACCTTGACCTGGAGAATGGAAACTTTGCAAACGAATTCAATACCGTTTATTTTTTCGACAAGGCAAAACTGAACGATACTGCCGATCGGAGGCGCGCACAGGAAGTGACATTTTCCCTGGGAAAGAAATTCTTCAGTCAACTTGGAAAAGATGCCGGTGAGTTCGGTGATATCGCTTTTGGATTCGACCGGAGCAGGATCGACTTCGCTAAACTCGGACCCATTGGGAATGGGTATTATGGCTATTCATTTTCGTTCATAATGAAAAATGAAAACTTTGAAATCTAACAAATGGCCGAGAATACGAACCTTTCACTTACTGTTGAAGCCTGGGCAAAGATCGTAGTCGAACGCTGGGAAAATAAGATTACCATGCTTCGTATCCACCAAACCGGCAACCTTGCCAACAGCTTTGCGGTGCATGTATTCACTCAGGCAAACGGCGACCCTGATAAGATTGAATTTGCGTTCAATTATTACGGTAAGTTCGTAGATATGGGTGTGGGCAATGGCGTTAAAATGGACCAGGTAGCCGGCAGTAATCGCAAGGCAAAGCCATGGTACTCAAGAACATTTTTCTCTCAGGTAAAACGCATTGGTGAAATACTTCGTGATAAATATGCCCATAAAGCTCAAATATTAATGATTACCAATATAACCATAGATGGCACAAAATGAAACCGCAAGGGCAACTGTATACCTGGATGGAAAACAGGCAGAAGCTGCATTGGATGCATTAGATAAAAAGTCCAAGGAACTGCGTAAAGATTTGACAGAAGCCCTGCAGCCGGGTGACAATGTTAAGTTTGACAAGCTGAAAAAGGAACTCTCCACGATCGAAGCAACTCAACGCAGTTTGAAAAGAGAAACCTTTGATGTTGAACGCGTGCTGAAAAATATCAATACCATAAGCTGGCGTGATCTCCAGAAGGCGCAGAGCACCATCACAAATCAGCTAAAGGGAATGACACGCGGTACTGAAGAGTACTTAAAAAAGTGTAAAGAATTAAAAAAGGTAAAAACCGCACTGGCAGATATCAATGCAGAAACAAAAGCGACAAGTAAATCATGGTCTTTAAGTGGCTTAGCTGATGGCTTCAATAGATATTTAGGTGTAGTAATGGCCGTCATCGCTTCGTTCACCGGACTTGCTCTGGGATTTAAGCAGGTAGTGCAAAGCTTCAACGACTTCCAGGAGCGTGTTTCAAACCTGTCAGCATTAACCGGATTAAAAGGTGGTGCACTCGACTGGCTTACACAGAAAGCGAAAGATCTGAGCATTGCAACACTTGATGGAGGAATTAAAATTAAAAAAGGTGCCCAGGATATTGTTGATGGATTTACTAAGATGGGATCCGCACGACCTGAACTATTGAAAAACAAAGAGGCCCTTGCCCAGGTAACTGAGAAAGCGTTGATACTTGCTGAAGCATCAAAAATAGAGATGGTGCCCGCCATTGATGCTGTTGCAGCTGCAATGAATCAGTTTAACCTGGATGCGTCACAATCAGATCGGATCATCAATGCAATTGCAGC